CTATCGAGACACAAATGTATAGAACTTACATTGTTGAAGATTTTGAAATTAGTTACTATGACACTGACTTTAAAGATAACATTAAGGATTTACAATGAAATACTATGATCCAGAAACGTTTACATATGGGTTTGAGATTGAATGGGGTGACATTGACAGGAATATGTCGATTCCTGAACATCTAGGTTCCTGGGAATATAGCGAAACTGATATCATTAATCTCAAAGAGCCTTATCGCGGACTAGGATCTGACCCAAAAGGTATTAACCCTCCAGTTGGTGGTGAAATTAATACTAAACCCAGTAAAAGTATTTTAGAACAAGTTGATAATATTATGGGAATTCGGGACTTGTTTGTTCAACACGGAACGCCTCCAACCGCTGGTTGTGTAAATCATGGTCACTTACATATACATGTTCCAGGGTTAACTGAAGATATGGAAGCGATGTCTCGGTTGATGATGTATATTAAAGAAAATCAACATATCACTGTGGATAGGGTTTACCAGTTTAGCGTTCGTCCTGGGATGGAGTTGACTAAAACGGCCAAGACCTATCTTAAACATGATGGTGGTCGGATTGCACCTGACTGGTTGCTTGATAATCTCGCCACTATGCCTAAGAACTTTGATGAATGGGTTGAGGTTCATTGTTGCGGAAAAGATGGAAAGACTCGTTCAAGACCATTCCGTTATGGTATCCACACATACTCTCTAAAGAATTCTAAGACTATTGAGTTTCGTTGTTTCCGTAGCTCTATTGACAGAAAACAGATATATGACAGCTTCAAGTTTGCTTCTAGATTTATAGACGCCGCCCTGAATAATGGGCCAGACGTTCAAGAAATTCTATTGTCAGACGACTATGAATTTCCGCCATTTACTTACGACCAAGAGATGTATCTTGCTTGGGAACAAACAAAGCATGAAAAGGTTGGCATGGATGCAAAGGCTGCTGAGAAACTTGGTTTGAATAAGATGGGTAAATCGAGAAGGTTTATGGAAGCGTGATAAGAAAAACATCAAGGGAAGAATTCGTTTCTTCCCTGACAACACTTAAAGAAGATAAATTCGCCAAGACCTTCGTTGCTAAATGTGATATGATGGGTGCTTGGGATAAATGTATGGGGTATTGGATAGACGATGAACTGGCAGGCGCAATTGTTGTTACTATAAGCAAAAGATCCCCGACAGTGGCGAACCTTCAACTTCTTCACACATTCTATAAACACAGAGGTAATGGGGTTGCTAGTAAATTGACTGAGTGGGGAGTTGATTACGCTTTTAAAAATATGTGTAGTTATTTTCGAGTTTCTGCAGAATTTGATGCAGTAGACTTTTACAAAAAAGTCGGGTTTGTATTCGTTGGTAAACAAAAAACTGCCGAACTTTCTATGTTTAGATTGACTAGTCCTAATATAAAGAGTAATAATTTCGAACCTGATTCTTTCGTTTGGAAATCTATGACGCGTAATGGCAAAGGTGGGTGCGTGGAGTATTATTTTCAACAAAGGACTGTTGAGGATTTTTATGATTGATATAGATAAACAACGTAGGTCAGACTTCGTTAATTGGTATAAATGGTCACTTTCTATTAAAGATTGTGATCCGGCTATTTTCATGACCAACTACCTTTTTGATAGATTTGAACATAATAAGGAGCAAAAACTTTGGATCGCCTGGATTTATGGAACAACTTATTATCTTCCTACAACTTGGGTTGTTTGGAACGAGTTTCCAGACATGGAGCTAGTGGGCGTTGAACGACTCCGCGAATGGAACAATAACAATTACAAACGGCTCCGCTATCAAACTGACACCAAGTGGAACAAAGGTCATCTTCCAGCCCAATTCGAGTCCTATAGAGAATGGGTTGGAGATAAGACTCAACAAGAAGCTTTTGAACCATTCCTCGATGGTAGCCCAAGAGAAAACTTCGACCGACTCTGGCCAGAAATAAAAGATAAGTTTCATAAGTTTGGCCGTTATTCGACTTGGTTCTATATGCAAACTTTAAAACAAACTTGTGATCTTGCTTTAGAGCCAGGAACCCTTATGCTTGATGATCACAGTGGATCTCGTTCTCATCGAAATGGGCTTTTGATGGCTTTGGGATTTGACCATTGGTATGATCAGAAATTGACTAAAGGTGAAGTTGCAATTCTTGAAAGCGCTGCAGCCGATATTCTTATAGAGGTTCAGCAAGAATATCCTAATACGGATTTCTATGATATGGAAACTTGCCTTTGTTCTTTTAAGAAGTTATTTCGAGTAAAACAAGGAAGATATCTGGGATATTATCTAGACCGTCAGGCCGAGGAGATTTCGAAATGCGAAGCTGATGATTGGAAAGGTATTGATTGGCAACCGCTTTGGGACGCTAGAGTGGAAACTTTAGAAAATAAACTGTTGACTAATCGTATTGATTGTAGTAAAATGGAGTTATACACTAAGAGTAAAATCTTAGATGCAACAGGGCTATTCGAGAACAATCGTGTTGGCCTAGAACTTTTTATGTGAGGTAAAATGAAAATTATTGCTATTGGTGGTGAACCAGGTTCTGGTAAAACCACTCTTATGAAAAAGATTATTGAGGTCTTTGAAGTTGAACCAAAATATAAAGAGTTCAAGCTTGTTCCTTACCTTCAAAAAGATAATATCTATATCCTTGGTAAATACGAAGAAGGCGAAGTGTTTAGCGGTACAGATCGTATGAGCATGGCGGTTCAACCAGAAGCTATTAAGTTTCTGGCAACTTTGCCACCTAACGCCATTGTTCTCTACGAAGGCGACCGACTATTTACTGCGTCATTTCTCGAACACTGTATTGAAAATTACGAGCTAGATATTATCTACCTGTCAACTGATAAGTCTGTTCGCCAAGAGCGTTATAAAGAACGCGGTAGCGAACAGAACGAGACTTGGCTTCAAGGGCGGGAGACCAAGATCGCAAATATTCTGACCAACATGGTTTTGATGTTCAACGTTTCCAGTTATCCAAACAATAACATGGATGAACAGAAACATGTTTTTGATTCCATTATTAATAGAGTGAGGGAAAAATGAATTGTAGTGGCGGTTGTTATGAATGTAATTGTCAAGATATTACTGTAACAAATACAGGGGCAATTGAAATTACTTTTGAAGAAGATAAACCCATTGAATATAAATTTAACGAAGCTAAATACCTTGAAGAATTAAAAGAGTATATTGACAGCACATACCTTGCCCATTATTCTCAAAATAAATTTCAGACTACAGAAATAATTATAGAAAGAGGTCGAGGAACAGGCTTTTGTATGGGTAACATTGATAAATACTCTAACCGATACGGTAAAAAAGGCAGTCGCGAAGATCATAGAAAAGATTTGATGAAGATTCTTCATTTTGCGATTCTACAACTTTATATCCATGATAATAATAAAGGATGATAATTTATGGAAATTAATATCAATATTGAACAGTTACGTGAACGTGGACTATTCCTAGCAACTCCTATGTACGGTGGACAATGCGCAGGTATGTTTGCCCGTTCGGTGGCTGACCTTTCTGCTTTCTGCGCAAAGCACCAAATCCCTCTACAAATGTATTTCCTTTTTAACGAGTCTTTGATTACTCGCGCCCGCAACTATTGTGTTGATGAGTTTATGCGTGGCGAGGCAGGGCATCTAATGTTTATTGATTCTGACATCGGATTCTCGCCTCAAGATGTTATTGCTCTTATGGCTCTTCAGATTCAGCATGAAGAGTATGATATTATTGGTGGACCATATCCCAAGAAAACTATCGCGTGGGAAAAGATTAAAGCGGCTGTTGACAAGGGCGTTGCAGATGATGACGCTTCAGTCCTTGATAAGTTTGTTGGTGATTTCGTATTTAATCCAAAGGGTGGTTCTGGTTCTATTAAAATTGATGAGCCAGTTGAAGTTCTTGAGATCGGTACTGGCTTTATGATGATTACTCGGAATGCTCTTGATAAATTTAATGAAGGTTATCCAGATCTAAAATACCGCCCTGACCATGTACGCACTGCAGCGTTTGATGGTTCTCGAGAAATTACTCAGTTTTTCCAAGCCGAGATTGACCCTCAATCTAAGCGTTACCTTTCTGAAGATTATTGGTTCTGTCAGAAAGCACAAGAGATTGGTCTTAGAACTTGGTTCTGTCCTTGGATGAAACTTCAGCACGTTGGAACTTACATCTTCGGAGGTTCTCTTGCTGATCTAGCCAGTATTGGTGCGGCTGCTACTGCTGATCCCAGC